TGTCCATGACTTTGTAATGGTATTCATCACAAATTGTTCTTGTGAACCAATATTTACTGGAACATTGATCCACAAAGCATTGTTTTTAGCGTGATAAAGCAAAGCCCAACCAAATGAATTTTGGTATGCGGTTGTCGCCTCGGTAATAGCGCCTTGAATTTTGTCGGATAAATTGACCCTTGGATCAAGTCGGCTCGATTGCAATGCAGAAGCTAATGGCAACAAACCGTCTAAACTCAAAATCAATAGGTCGCCACCATACTTGTATAAACAACGCTTAGAAACGGGCGCTCCTAGCTTCCAAACGCCCGCTAAAGCCCAAGTGCTTGCGGATGCGGGGTCTGTGCCTCGGTAAACAATAATTTCGCCCTGTGACGTTACAAACACAAGGTTATCATCTACGCCATAACCCGCATCAATTGTCCATGCGCTAAGAGAAACAATGTAGCCACCCATTCGGGCAATAGAACTTAAATCTAAAACCTCGGCAGCGCCACCAACCGAATTAGTTGGCAAATACCATGCTTTTAGGCTTTCTTTTTCAACAAACCAAACACGGTTTTTAAACAACGTAACATTGTCAAGTTTGTTGGTAGTTACGCCCGTGATCGCAATTGGTGAACTTGACCCGTTAATGCTTGACCATGTTGTGCCGTTGTAAAGCAAAGGGTCATCTAAACCATTGCAAGCATAGAGAAAACTACCGCCCGCAGTTGTGATGTTGATATGCTCAAAACGGCTGTTAGTTAACCCCGTTTTTTCAGCCGCACCAACCGCGCCTTGGGTTGTGCAGTTATAAATTGAGCCATTAGCAATCCCAAACAATTTGCTTACAGAACCCGTTTCATAGGCCATCAGCGTTTCGACTTGTCCTGAAATGCCCGTTGCCCATTTAGTATATCCACCGCGCAAATTCACACTTGAAACGGTTGGGAAAAAGTTAGTCATTGTCACCGCATCGGTTGGTGACATATTTGCCAATGAATCGCGCACATTCCACCCGCCAACGGGCGCGGGAATACTTGCTACGTTAGCGGCAGTCCTTTGAGCAATTTTTGGCATTACGGTGATGCCCCATATCCACTATCGGGGATGTTGTCATAGCCCACCAGAATCGTGCCTGGCCTTGGCGCAAACGACAAGTTAGCCGCAGACATATCCAAAGCAATTGCCGCTTCCATTTCTTCCAAATAGTTGCGATACATTGCCGTTGTGTCAAAACCTTTAGCCTCAAAATACTTCAGCTTGGTTGAAAGAACCATTAAACGGTCAGGGTAAATGCAAGTATCAGAATCGGCAGTAAACGATGTTTTTGGAATATCCGTTGAACTATTTGCCCAAGAATTTGAACGGTATTCGTAACCCAAGAACTCAGCGTTAGAGAAGCCAGGCCATATTTGGAAATACTTGCTAAACAAACGCCACCGAATCCGTGGGCCTGTTGCAATGTAACCCGACAATAGCCATTCCCATTGTTGAGCATCTTCAGGGCCAAGCATTTCCCAATGCTTATCTTTATCCCACATTGTCCTTGGGATGATGGCCTCATAATCGCTTGGAAACGCATACTTCATCTTTTGGAAGTACACGGTTGCATTAGTAGCGGCAGCAGATGTTCTTCTATCTATGGTGACAGATGTGCCAGAGTCCACCGTTGTAATAAAGGTGTTTTGGTCAATACCCGTACCAACCACCATGTAGGTGTTATCTAAACCACTTGTTGATGGGATTCCCGTAATGGATGTCCCATCATCGCTCCATGTGCCCGTAGTGGTTAAATATTCGGTGTAGAACTGCTTTTGCTTTGTAAGCGTTCGCCAAGGATGTTTGCGCAAGAATTCGTATCCACTTGCGTTCATTAACGCAAGAATTTGGATAACGTCTTGATTAGTATTTCCAGCAACACTTGTCGGTGTTGTCACGCCTAATTCATTGGTAACTTGCTGCACTAACTGGAGCATAGTGCTAGACATAATTTACACCTCTTTTTTAGGGCGGCCTCTTGTTTTTTCAGACAACAAGGCTTTCATTTGCTCTTGTAATTCTTTCAATTCAGAACGGGTTTGCTCTAATTCAAATGAACTTTCACTTTGATTGCGTCTAAGCAGATATGCTCTTGCTTTTTCACGCAATCCAACAGCGCCCATTCCTACGCGCTGTAATTGAGCATCACTTGCCGTAGCAACTTGCTCAACTGTTTGAAACTTTAGAATTTGCAATTCAGCCATTTGGCTGTCTGTAAATTCTTCAGGGCGATCTAGATGCCAATTTTGCAAAGTTGTGCCAATGATTGGCCCACCTTCTGAGTTTTGCATTTGATAGTGCAACCATTGACGGGGAAAGCGCTCTTTATGGTCATCACGAACGGGTTGTTCGATGATGTTGTACTTATCGCCTGGAACCATAATTCGCACAAACGGAATGTCTTTATATGGTGCTTTATCAAATGTATAAAACTCAACGTGCAGATGTGTATCTGCGTTTGCAATATCGGAATCTAGTGCCATTTTTTATCCTGTGGGGATTAAGCTGAAGTGACGGATGCCCAAGTTGTTGCGCTTGGAGCAAAAAGAATCATACTCTTTGCAGTTGCCAATGTAACAGATGTCGCTGCCGCATTGATGGTTGAACTTGTGTTGTAAGGGTAAACAGTAATCGTTTGACCTGAATCATTACGAATACCGATCATTGCGCCCGCTTCGGTAGGAGGCAATTTAACGCCCGTAGAAGCAGATGAAGTTGTGATTGTGTTGAACACAGCCGACAATAGTTTTGCATCAGCGGCAGTTGAACCCGTTGCAACAATGGCAACAGCGCCATCGCCCGCGATGGAAAGTGTAGACAAGGGTGAGTTACCCGCGCCAAGAATTCGTGATGGGATAGCCATTTTAGTTCCTTAATTAAAAAGAGGCGGTTTTTATGCCGCCCCTTTTATTTTACACAGATGCTTTAGAGAACCATGCAACGTCACCAGATGCTAGGGCAACTGCGGGCGATGTATAAGAACCGCCTGAAGCTGTTACCAAGAATGTGGTTGCGTTGACGGTGCAAGCGGTTGTTGAGGCGGTAATTGTTGCATTGGCTTGACCCAACACATAAATTTTGCCATCAGAACCGAACACTTCAGCACCCAAAGGGCCAAATGTAGGAACAGCCGTTCCCGCGCTGTTTGTGTTGGTGTTAACGATATTATTAAAGTCAATACCAATGAGGGGGGTGATTGTATATGCCATGATTACATACTCCTTTAAGCGATCAAGACGCCACAGAACTGTGGGCCTGAGCTTGTTAAGTTACCCGCCCAACCGATCAACTTAACGATTGCATCTTGGTTGACGGCTTGACGCTCGCCACCAATAGGCACAAAGTTGCGGTCAACGTGAGGACGGAACATCAAATATTTTGTGTTCAAGAACCACATATGGTTTGCAGTAGCGGCTGAACCGATACCACCATCAAGCACAACATCAGATGCCATGCCCGCGCCATAGTATTTCAATGAAGCAAAACCCGCGCCTTGAGCAGAATTGCCACCATCGGTAACACGTTGGATTGATTGCATAGATTGCAGATACAAACGGTAGTAGTTACTGTCGGCAACGATCAAATCAGGCTTGTCTGTGCCACGAATCAACTGAACAGCCAAAGAATCCATATAAGATTGGATGTTTGAAGCTGAAACCGCTGAACCGCCATCAGTTACGCCAGAGTACTTCTGTGAACGCCAAAAGGTGTAATTAGCGCGGTTAATGCCGCCATAAGTACCAGTTGAGGGTGCATCAGGTACGGCAGCGCCTAGACCCGTGATGTTTTTGCCGCTATTGCCTGTGCCATCTGTGTAGATGTCAGCGCCAATGCGGTTAGCCAATTGAGCCTCGGCAACCATCATGCGACCATCGAGCAAATCAATAATTGCCTCTTTGCCCGAATTCTGGATCATTTCTAAGCCAGAGATGGACACAGCAGCAGCGTATTGAGTAATGCTAAATTGAGCAGCACTAATGGGGCTGTTTTGAGACACGTTCAGAACTTCATAACCTGAATAAGAATTCGTGTTATTAGTTGTGCTGTCGGTGTACATAATCTCTTGCAAGATCACATTACCGCCTGAAAATGTTTTCACATTTCCACGGTCTTTGAGTCTACGCAAAAGGGCGTTGTTGTTTGTGACGTTATCAGCTAACTCACCAGTACGGCTTTGAATGTTGGTCGCAATGATGTCGCTGATACTGGAA